CACCAAAACCGTTACCTGAAATACCTGCGTCAGCAGTTACGGCAACATAATAGGTTCCTGATGCAAGTGCAGTTTGTCCTGAAGCGGCTGCTGGTGAACCAGTAACAACTGTTGGTGCTGCTAGAGCGCCTGAGTATCCGCTTGCTGTTCCGCGTGCCATAAGCATCATGCGCTCTTCCATCAACATTGTTGCGTAAAGAGTTGATGTTGATGACAACTGACGGAGATCTTGGTAACCAAGACCTGAGAAGTTAGCATCAAATGTAACGCTGTCAGATAGTGAGTATGAGTTGTAAGGCAAGATCAGATCTTGAGCAGCATAAGAAATCTTAGGTCCACGCTCGTAGTTGATCGCACCGAATGTTGTTGTTGTGTCCTGTGTGATACCAGGCCATGTGTTGCCAACTCCACCAGTTCCTGTACCTGTGTAGCCGAGGATCTGCTTCTGACGATGGCTTGTGCCAACGCCCTTCTTGCGAGGGATACGGTTACGGAGAGGTGTTGGGCGTGGTGTGAGCAACTTAGCAGGTGCTTCAAGATCGAAGGCTGCGAAAGATGTTGAAAGTGGAGATGTAAGGGTGATGTCCTTCTGCATATCCTGCATAGCAAGGCGCTGTGCAGCAAGTGCGTTTTGAAGGCCCGCTGATACATCAGGAGATAAAGACTTGTTTGCTACAAGTGCTTCTATCTGCGCTGCTGGATCTGCAAGAGGTGCTTGTCCTGGAACTGTAGATGCGCTTGATAGAGACTTGCCAAGTTCGGCTGTGTACTCTTCCATGCGTTCTGCGGCTTCGCGTGGACTTGCATCACCAAATAGGTCCTTGACCTTAGGTGCTGATAATGTCATTGCTTATCCTTTGATTAGTAGTTAGTTGTTATCGCTGTCGGCTGCTTTGGAGTAAAACTCCTCGGCTAATTGCTTATAACCTTTAGCGAGAACAGGGTCTGTTGTTGCGTTTGCTTTCGCTTTGTAAATGGCTGCCTTTGTAAGGTTGTCATTGATCTTTGTAGACAATGGCTTCGCTGTACGGCTTGGGCCGCCAGCCACTGCGAGAGACTTGGCAATTGCTAACTCAGACTCAAGAACTACCGACTTCTCAAGTGCAGCCTCTTTTGCTGACACGAGAGTAGCGATCTCTGCTCGAAGTGACTCAGTCGCGCTCTTTACCACCTGCTCTACGATGGCTTCAACATCTGCTGCATCAACTTCCGTTGCTGCTTCAGAATCCTTTGTTTCTGCCTCTTCAACTGGAGCCTCTGCTGGAGTCTCTTCGGTTGGGGCTTCCTCAACTGCCGCTTCGTCTGCTTCTGCTGACTTAGGCGTTTCACCTGGCGCATACATTTCTGCGGTGGTGACATGAGATGGCTTTGCGATGTTCGCAAAATCGTTAGTTGTCTTTAATCCATGATCGCTGCCAGGTTGGTTGCATCCGCACTCTAGGCACTTAGCAATATCGGCAGACTTTTCTGCGCCCATGTATTTATCGCACATGGCTTTGATGGTTTCATCATCCATACCCGCTTCTTTACAGCGTGCTTTGTATTCTTTTTCTGTTTCGCCTTTCATCGGCTTTAATTCTTTTACTTCAGGCTTTGATGCCATTTCGATTACCTCTTCCATGGTTTCCCCTTCTGCTTTTTCCCCTTCGTACCAGGCAAAGAGGTGGTGGACTGCCGACAATAAACACTGGAGGGAATATTCCTCGCTGTGTCCACTTTCAGACATTTCTTTTGCTTCAATTTGGATCAAGTCTGCAAGCGCGGTGCGAGCAGCATCGTATGTTTTCTGATCGAACTTTAATAGATCGGCGCTGGCAAATGACTTAGATACTTCTACTAACTCAGATGCTGCGGTCATATCAAACTCCATCTCGATGGTGTCTGATTGTAACCCTTTTTTAGATTCCGCCTTGTATTTTCCACCACGCTTCTTATACTCACGGACCACCCAGGCATTGGCGTAAGCGGATGGATAAACATCAAACTTTGCCTTGGCATCTCTTATAACCTGCGCGTACAGATCCTTATCTGCGGGTTCTCCCTTGCGAGGTTTAATTACTTGAGTGAAATCCTCTTCCTCTTTCTTGCCAATCCAATCCCCTGAAAATTCCTCAACCTGAACTAGGCTGGACTCTCCATCCACGCTTTTGGCCAGGATCAATTTGGCATTTGGGTTGGCAGGGCGGTCGACAAGTGAAACTTCAACGATCTGACCGTCAATGATGCGGCCGTTCACAGCCTTGTTATCACGCACAACGCGTGGAGACTTAATACCGATTGAGAAGCCTTTTAGAACTCCGTTTTCAACCTTCTTTACTGAGATTGGATCAACAACCAAGGCATGAATGTAATGTCCATCGGCTTTGGCTTCGTATTCTTTAGCAACTCCTGCGGCAATCGATGAATGCTGCTCGCGGATGTTGCCGCCCGACTTGAACCAGTCAGGCATGGCTCGATCAAGCCAAGCCGCATCGCAAATCTGCTGGTCGATGTCGATTGAGTCATCAGTTGCCTTGCCGTAAACCATGAGGGTTCCATCAGCCTGACGATCTGCTTTCTCAATACTGAAATACGAGGTTGTTAAATCCGTCATTGTTGATTTCTCCTTGTTTTCTTGTTGTCTAAGAATACCTTTAGCCCACGACCATCCTGCATCGCCACCCCATAGTAACCAAGCGATGTAGCCAGCGCTATCTACGCCCCAGCCTTCACCTTTCTTGTCCACCTCGTGGCGGGCAAAATAGGAATTCATCCTTTTGATTGTGTCTAATGATAGCGCTGCTCCATTAGATAAGTCTCTTGCTCGAGCAACTCCGACTTCGGTTCCACCGCGACCGTGTTTCTTGCGAAGTTCAAGACCGCGCTTTGCATTGCCACGCACTTGCTGCGGCGGTACAAATCCATCGGCCATGATTGTCCTTCTCTATTAAGCGGAGTAGGTTATTACGATCGCGCCTGCCGCAGAAGCAGAAGCAGAAATAGCGTAAATAATGTCATTAGCGCTTGCATAAACTACTAATCTAGCAGCGTTATTAATAGTTTGTCCGATAGTTGCACCTGATGTAGTGATTGTGCTGTCACCAATAAAGATTGCGGCGCTGTGATTGTTGGTAATTGTTATAGGTGTTTGTGGGGTGGCGTTCCTATCAACTTGATGCAAGATTGATGGTGTTGTTTGCGTACTTGCGTTAAAGTGTTTAAATGCCATATTTATTCCTCAATCCTTGTAAGGCTAGGTGTATTACTTTAGCAGTTTTAACGAGAAGGTATCGGAACTAAGCCTACGCCCTCAGGGATGTCTACGCCGAAGTCAGGAATCACAGGCAACAAGGCGCAACGGCAATTTGGATGCGCTGGCGGTTGCGTGTTTCCCGAGTTGAAAGTTCCACCAATTGATACGACTTGGTTAGCGTTCTGCGCACAGATAGGACAAGGGTCAGAAACCTCCCATTCCATTTCAGGGATCTGCATCTCTTTGTAACGGTTGATAGTTGCAGCCGACATAGCGCGGTTCTGTTCGGTGATGGCGATCGTTAAAGCCCGATGTGAGGTGGCCACATTCCGTTTGATTAACTTGGCTGCTTGGTTGGCAGAAAGACCCTGCTCCAAAGCATCAGCGATTGAGTTGCCGATGTCATTAACCGTTGTGTTGGTTAGTTCTTTCAGCGTGATACCAAAGGACTCTAAGAAGCGTTGAAAGGCCCTGGAGGGTCGAAGCAAAAGCGCCGCAGCCTCATCGCCTGGGTTCCAAAGTGACCAGTTAATCAAATCATCCTCAGCGGCCTTGTTTGCTTCTTTGGCTTTGGCAATCAATTCATCGGCAGCGGCTTGTCCTGTAACCCAGCCTTCTGCGTAGACGCGCTCAAGCACACCCATCAAGGCCATCATATTTACCCTGACATTGAGCATGACCCAGGAACGCGCTCGCGCACGATCTTGGGAGCGATTGTCTGAAAGGTTTGGTTGCGTTTTAAGGTAACTCTCGTAGACTCGCTTGAACTCCGCCGTCTGTGCCAGCGCCGCTCTTATTTTTACCGCACTCTTGGCCGCCATTCGCCCATCGGCTTGGAGAGGCCCCCACTTCATGACAAGTAAGCCTTGGCGAGCGCTCGGGCGCTTTCTAGATCGCCTTCATAAGCGCAACGGTTCAACGCATCGCCAACGATCGGATCGAGAGTTTTGAATTCAAAGAGGCGAGCGCGTTTGCCCTTGTTGGCCCACTTCATGAAAGCCTTAACTTCGTTCTTAGTTTCGTTTTCGATCTCTTCCTCTTCAAGAACGGTTGGTTCCTTGTCGGGCTTCTCGCCAATCTCGGTGACTGGGGTAATTGCTTCTGCGTTAGGACCTGCCAAGGCGGGTGCTGTCGAAGCCGTGGCCGCATCGATGATGCCGTCAGGACTGAAAAGAAATGTGCTGGCTCCTGAAATCAAAATTGGCATGTCGGCTTGTGGTGTATCAAGTAAAGGTAAGCCCAACTCAGAGCGGCGTTCATTGATTGTCTTGCCACCGCTTGTAATTTCTATTTGGTTCTTGCGAGCGTTTGACTCATCGTCTAACCGCTTCGAGGTCATCAATCTGAACTCCAACTCGCGTGGCATACCAAGGTAGGTGTACGAGATGTTGGTTAGCATTTTGCTGATCCAGTTAACCAAAGGCTGTGTTCCGATTGCCTCAGCGCTTTCCGCCCGCCCTTCCTCGAAACCAGCGCCTCCCAGCCCGCCCTTCGGTGCAAAACCGATCTCGGCTGGTTGAACGCCATAGTGACCACAAATGGATGTGATCAAATAGTCGTCAAGAGTGTCTTTGAACTTCTCACCGTAGGCATCAAACTGCACAGGGGTCATGCCCGCTGGCAAAAGGCGTAGACGCTTGCGTTGTTCTGTTTGACCTGAAAGGTCATCGTTAAATATGTTTTCATAAGCACGCAAGAGGTCAGGGTTAGTACCCCAGTTCTCATCGGTTGTAAACATCAACTCAGGCATAACGCCATCTGTGTATTCGGCTCTGATCCATTGCTGGCGGCGAAGGTAAATGTCTGCCAAAGGTAGCGCTCGCTCTGTGGGACTGAAACCATAAGCCGAAGTTGTGCGGCGGTTGCGAATCATGTACTGCAAATCATCGGATGTGAACTCACCATCGGCGGTTGGGTCATCATCGTTGGCTGTGAATTCTGCACGAGGGAAGCCGTAAAGGATCTGTTGGTAGGCCGCATTGGGAGCCATCGGGCGCATACCGCGATCATCTAAGAGTGGCTTAATTGTTCCGCCATCCAAGATTTGAAGTCCATAAAGGTCTCCACCAACTGAGCGCTGTGGCCAAACGGCCCAGGCATCAATAACAAGTATCTCCTCAAGCGCAACCATCAACCAATCCGAGAAAGTTAGACCGTTTGATCGGTCAGGGTTTTCCCAAAAGGTGCGCAAGCGGGCAATTTCATCGGTGTATTTCTCACGCGCTTTGGCCATAGCCCGCACATGATCGCCACCTGAACTGGCCGCAATCTTTTCTGAAGCATCTGTGCCAAGGGTGATGTCCCAGTCAAGGCCCGTGACCTTGTTCTTGATTACTTCAATACAACGGCGCAGGATGTCAATCTGATCAGCAGACGCACGCAGGGTTTTAAATGGAACCAGGCGCGTTTCTGTGATGTTGATGTTCTGTGCAACTTGGAATTCATAACGGCGTGGATCAGGGCGACCATCCTCGCGGACTGGGTTGATAGCGCCAGGGATGATCGGGCTGCCAGGGCCAAATGGAACACCAGCGAGCCAAGGGTTGCGTGGAAGCGGAACAGAATTGCCGTAGTTTTGCGCAATTTGATTAAGCGCATTCGTACGCATTTCTTGTTCCGTCATCGTCACCGCACCTGCGGGCAGATTTGGTTTCTTTTCAACTTCACCTTGCAGTAGTGCCTTTGCGATACGGTCACGAAGACCCATGTGTATCTCCCTTAGTTTAGGTTTAAGCCTGAATTACTACGCGGTATTGGTTAAGTGTTGGTGCTACTGAGAACAATAGCGTTGCTGTGTTAGTTGTCGAATGCTGAACATCACAAATAACTTCTGCATAAGTGCCAGTTGCTTCGTAAACAGTTACTTGAATGTCGCGTGTTCCAAGGTTGTGTGTGATTGTGTAAGTAGTTGCTGATCCATCGCCTACATTTGTAGCAAACTTAGAAACAACAACCGCGCTGTCAATGGCAACAGTATTAGTTAGAACGCTAATACCATTACCTGCGCCTACCGCTAAATCAGAAGTGATGTTTAAGCCTGATGTAGTAGCAAGTTTAACCTTTGCGCCGCTTGCGCCTGTTTCAAGACCCTTGCCGCTTTCAGGGGCAAATGAGAATACTGAACCATTAAGGACAACGCCGTTATTTGCCGTATAAGTTCCAGCGCCTGAGAATTGTGTCCAAGTAATGTTAGTAGAGCCAAGAGTAACGGGCGCGTTGTTAGTACACACCCAACCAGTATCGGCATTAACTGTTCCTTGTTCCACAAACACATAAGCGCTTGGGAATTCTGAGCCAGCGTTCATGTCTGCTGATCGAGTAGGTGCGCCTGATGCCGCTACTACATAAATACCGTTGGCTGTTGCATCTGTTTGGTTCTTGATAAGAATGCGGTCGCCAGTAACAAGCGTTACGCCGTCAACAACAGAACCGTTATCGAAAGCAGTAGCCAATGTTCCGTCAGTTGTTGTTGCAGCAACCACAGAAGCCTTTGTATCTAAGCCTTGCGCAACTGAATCTACATAGCCCTTGTTGGCTGCATCTGTATCTGCGGTCGGAGTAGCAAGAGAAGTGATCTTAAAACCCGCAAAAGAAATGTCGGCTGTTGGAATAAAGGCGTGGATGTGATCCTCTTTGGAAGGTGCTGTTGCAGTACCCGCAGAAGCAGTTGCGTTTGCAATGTTGCTAGGATTTGCAGTTCCAAGCGCTGGAGTTCCGTGTGTGTGATCGGCGCGAGCGTAATCAGTTGATGAACCGTTGCCACTTGCTGCACCATAAGAAGTCTGCGCGGTAATAGTTCCAAATTGATTAGTTTGCGCCCAGGCTGATCCGTTTGAGTAATAGAAAAGATAAGTGTCTGTTGCGTAGTAAATGGTTCCTGAGTCAACAGTTGCGGCAGCAGGGCGTGCATTAAGAAGTCCTGAAATTATCGCGTTGCCCGCTACTTCCCAACGAGTGCCGTTGTAGATGTAGAGTTGGTTATCGGTTGTGTTGTAGTAAACCTGTCCTGCTAAAGGTGTCGCTGGCGCTGTAGCAAGGTTCTGAATTACGGCATTCTGTAATTCGTTCTTGTTAAGGTCAATCGAAACTAGAAACTTACGGGCCATTTATTTCTCCTAGATCACATAGGCAGTGCCTGTGAAAGCACTGGTAAAGGTTATCACCATTTGACTCTTGCTCGGGTAAGAAAAGGTGCCTTCGCATTGTGTTCCAGCAGAGTCAAGAACGACCGCCGTTGGTTCACCGTTTAAATTGTGGTTAATAGTCCACACCGCGCTTGCGACTGCTTGTGTGTGAACATAGAAAATCTCTCCACCACCTGGGCCTTGCGGTCCTGGGGATGAAATAACTACCGTTGGGATAATCGGTTGAATGATTACTGCATCATCGCTCATCGTGTTACCTCCGCTGAAACTACAACCTGGCCTTGCGCCAAACGATAAACAATTCCGCCTTGAGAAGTTATCTCGATGTCATAGTAGTAGGTTCCAGCAACGATTGCTCGGGTTTGTGCTGCCGTGGCCTGAACTTCAACCGTTCCGTTGGTTGGCGTTGGGATTGTGATGCCGTTGCCGCCTGTGGCCAAAGAAAGAACCGCTGTTGGGCTTTCAGGAAGGGAACGAATCTGCAAAGCCGCTGTGTATCCAGTTAAGTTGATGGGAACCGTGGCAAGACCGCCTGAAATGTAGATGCCTGTTGCGGGGTTGGTTACTGTGAAAGTCGTGGTGGTTCTAGTTGCGATCGTTGCATTCTGAAAGTTGTACTGCGATGGGAGAACACCATCAATGCTTACAGTTTGACCGCCTGTGAAATTGTTATCTGCTGTGAAAGTTACAGTTGTTCCGTTGCCTGTGATGTTTGTGATTGTTGCGGGTTGTTTATACTGAAAGTTGATGAACCAGTTAGCGCCTTGGTTGATTACGGTGTTATAAACGACAGACAT